CCGAACGCCGCAGCTACAACCACACCGATTGCTATCCATTTAAGCGTCGCTAGGCTCGGCATCAGTCTTTCCTTGTTTAATCGCCTCGATCTTCTCTTGCCCACGAGTCCAAGCAGAGATACCGAGAATCGCCATGAAGGCTATGTGAATGAACCCACCGCCTTGCAGCGTCATAGGAGACCATTGGCGAAAGGCGTCGTTTGCGGCTTCGGTCTCCCAGAACTGCACCAGAGTCCAAAGCATTGGGAACAGAATGAAGTCGCAGATGTTGATCGCCATGTAGGTGACAGCCATCATGGGGCGCCACTTCTTCGTCATCCAATCTTCCTTAGTGCGCAGTCTCATAACCTACCCCCTTGATGAAACATCCAAACAATCCCGCAGATAATAGCCGCGCTAATACATGCGCCCACGACAAGAACGACCGCGTTGAGCACGGCATCTACTCTTTCTTTTCTTGCTTTATCGATTAGGCGCAGGCGGCGCTTCTCCGCAAGGATGGCGTCGTTGATCTTGCGTTGTTCCACTTCCAGTTCGGCGCGTTCCTCCGCAATGATCCGGTCGCGCTCTTCGCACATCTCCGCATACAAACCGGCTTCGCTAAACTGGTAGATGAGCATCTCTCGAAGCTCGGTCTCCATACGTTGCATCTCACGACGCATGAAGACAATGTCGAGCGCGCGTTGCGTGGCAGATTTCTTTTTCTCAACAGGAGCGACAGCCTTCTCGAACTCCTGCTTCTTTGCTTCTGCTTCAATCTTCCCTTGGGCTTGGAAGAAGACGCTAATCTCTTGGTAGACGTCTCGGATCTCTTTGCCAAGGGCTACTGCTTTCTTTACTCCCTCAACTGCTGCTTGCGCTCCAGCGAACACTGCTGCGATCGTAGTGATCGGCTCCATTCATACAACCTCCAATCCCGATAAGAGACTGCCTCACCGAGTCACGAAAACATCTTCTTGATCTCGCCAAAGCTTTTGACAAACTTAGATGAGTCATAAAGCTCCAACGCCGCCAACTCTTTGTCGTCAGGCGTAGCGTCTCTGCATATCATGTCGTGCTGCTCTTTGGGGACGAGCACGTACTGCGCGATAGGTGTTCCAGCCTTTATCAGAGTTTCCCCGTCCATCACATGCCAAAGCAGCTGCACGTTCATGTGCGCTGGACCCGCTTCTTTGCTGAAGTAACCCGGGATGGTAGTAAATCGATTTTCTTCGCTAAGCGGAATGGGCATCTCAAGAAGGTAGTAGCCCTTTGGCACAACACATCGCCAGCCGGATTGAATCTTGATTACCGAGCGAAGCGTGTCGTCGGGCCATTCCCCCCAGAAGTTGGAGAGTTGATGTGGAGGATGGAACCCAACACCATCCTGCGAGTGAGCGCACAACCAAGAGAAGTTGGTCGGATCATCTTTCTTTGTTGTGATTACTATGTCTTGCCATGTCCGCATGATCCAACCGTGCCGCTGCAGCGTAAAGATGCCGGGGCAACGGGCTGTGTGCAGTGTCTTCTTGTGATTCCAGTTGGGGTCTTCTCTCAGCTTTGCGAAATCCCTTACAGCACGATCTACCCAAGGATGGCGAACATCCTTTGCAGGTATCATTGGCATCAGCTGCGCGACGCCCGGAATCTCGTTGATAAACTCAATTGTTGGTTTTTTGCGCTGGAACCAGTTCACACACTCTCCTAGAAATAGCTTGCTACACGCTCAAATGGCAAATCAAGAAAAGCTTGCACAACCATACGCTTGTCTTTCTTGATGGGTTTGTAGCGGTCGTTTCCCACTCGCTCGTCATTAGGCTCCTCAACTGCATGAGGCGCTCTGGTATTCAATAAGTAGACAGAGCCATCTTCGGCCACAAAACTTCCAGCAGGAGACAGCAACTCAGGTTTACAGAGGAAGTATCCGTTCCCATTGTCCTGAGTCCAGTTGTCATCCACCTCGACTTTTCCATCATAGAACGTGGTGACTTCGCCGTGTGTTTGCTGGTAAAAGTTGATGACGCACATTTCTTTGGTGTGCACGTGCGGCGCCAGCAAAGTAATCTCGGTCATTGTGACCCCCGAGATGTACGGAAGAATGTCCGCTGGCAGGCAAGACTTAAACGCCTCCACCGAAGATCTCGGGATATAGCGCCTCACCGCGCTGTAATCATCGACACCATCAATCTTCCCGTGCTTTCCTAATACGTGTTTACCAATTAGGCGCGTTCGTCTTTGGTTGTGCTCGTATGGCACCTTCACATCGAGCTTTTTGAAATTGCTCATAGCCTTTTTAGAACATATCTAATCAGCAGTGCATGAAGATCTACCTCATACCACCTAGTAGAGTTGTTGTAGTCCCCGGGGTTTGCGTGATGGTTATTGTGGAATGGACTGCCAAGGAATAAGGCGCCAACCAATAGATTTCGCGACTGATCTGGCGTATCGAAATTCCTATACCCAAATCTGTGAAGCACGACTGTGACAAAACCAGCAGCGTGGAACGAGTACATGGCCGGGACGAGAAACCCATACAGCGCGATTCGCGGATCGATAGCGGCAGATGCCAACACACCACCGAGATATATCTTGAAGTAGTGCTTGTGCGACCAAACGCAGAGCGGGTCTCTAAGGAGTCGCTTGACCGTTGAGGGGCTCATGGTTGCGTTGGTGTTCGTGTCAACCCAGAACCACGACTTCCAGCCATTTGCTGCTGGGTGCGGGTCTCCTTTTCGGTCTGCATGTTTGTGGTGGCTGACATGATTCGCAGCCCACAGCAGGGGGGGACCCTGCAGAGCAAACACCCCGCATAAGTGCATAAGCACTTCCAGCGGCTTGGAAACGCCAAATGACCTATGTGTGAGATATCGGTGCAAGTAGCACTCAAGACCAACACTCACAAAAAGAAAGACCCCAAGGAGGCTAACCAGCAGCCACGCAGGATCCCAGTAGTAAGCAACCCCGACAACTGCCAGAACTTGAGTTGCGAACATCAGCAACACAAGCCTGTTGTGGGGGCTGACCATCACGGGAATATGTACCCATACGCTTCGTTCAGCGCCTCTACCTCACGGTCGCCACTACCAAAGTGAAGCTGCCTAGGGCCATGCATTTGATTGCCGTTGATCAGCAGAGAGCCGCTAGCCAAAAACAGCTTAGTGCCATTGGGCACCGTTCTTCTCTCCCCCGCGCTGAGACCAAAGTATTCCGTATGCGGGACAGTGGAGCCCTTCGACGCATTTGTGGGAGCATTGATACAGAAGAGTGTTGTTGGCTCTAGGAACTCTGCCCGGAATGTCCCAACTTTCTCCCAAGTAACCAGATTGCAGTAGCCCGGAGTGCGGTCCGCATACTCTCCTGTGTCTACATTGGTATGCCTGACCCGTCCTTCCGTATAGAGCCACTGATACCCACACAGTGTGTTGCCAAATCTCCCGTCGCTGTATGGAGAGGGGTTGTGTACGGTGTAGACGTTTTCAGTGAACAGCTCGTTCGAGAACACCTCTCCAGCATCAAAAGAGTCCTTAAGAACCAGCCAGCCGAAAGCAGGTAGAACTTTGAGTATCATTGCTTACACCTCTATGATTTGTTGTTCAGCTTCCGCTTCAGCTTGCTCAGCCTCAACTTCATTTCTGATAGCCCAGTACGAATCGAACACTGCGTCAAAAGCGTCGAGACTGGTTATCTCATCGTTGCTCACCATCCTCCCGGTGACTGTGTCTTGAATTTCTACCTCACCATGCGACCCGTACCATTGCACCGCATGCACCTCTGGCGCCACGGATGTCATGTCCACACCATTGAATCCGACTCCATCTACAGAGCAGAATTGGTCTGATGGGATGATTGTTGCTCTCATTGGTGCTGTCATTACCTAATCTCCAATAATGAGTTCTTCGCCACTGCCAGCAAGGCTTGCTGCGAATTCTCGTTGGCCTTAACCATTTCATTTCTGAACGATTCAACGGCGGCTCCAGTGGATCTCTGCTGCTGGCTGTTCTCTATAAGAAGAATTGGCAACCATGCAATTGCACACGCCCACTCATCCACTTCTTTCCCTGTGTTGGGGTTGGTGCCTCTCACTAAAGTGAACCACGCGCACTGCAAACCTATGCAGTCTTTCTTAATGAGGGGGCAGTAGTTTCCGCTCTTTAGTTCCATACATTAGTTTTTCGTTGCGATAATGACGTCAACGTACTGAACGGCAAGGTTGATGGATGAGCCGGAGAACGTGTGATCGTGAGACCCGCCACCGCCAGCGGCACCTGTGCTGCCTGCTAGTCGGTTAGAGGCTTTTCCGCCGGTTGCAGATGGAGAGCCAGTGCCGCCAGTAGCTGTACTAGTGGTAATTACGCTTGGGTGCGTGTGGCTTGGTATCTGCGTTGTAGTCAGTGTTGTTGCCCCAACCGTACCGCCCACACCCTGCGAAGTAAACGCAGAAGTAAACGCTACCGAACCGCCAGAGCTTGCTGCACCACTCACCACGCGCAGAGCCTTGTTGTCGTGCGTAGTGTCTTTAGTCCATCCGGTAGGTGCTGATGTCTGCTGGAACAGCATTTTCGTGCCACTCGGAATCAGCGCAGCCACCGCAGCCGCTACGAACGAAGTACTGGCAATCTGCGTGTTGTTCGTGCCAGCTGAAGCCGTAGGCGTGGTCGGCGTACCAGTAAGGTTCGGACTGTCGATCGTCGGGTTGTTGATCGTCGGAGACGTCAGCGTCTTGTTGGTAAGCGTCTGAGTCGCAGTCGGCGTAGTGATCGCACTTCCGCCCAGCGTGGTGCCAGCTGGGAGATTTGTGATGTTCATGCCAGAACCAAGGTCTTCCAACCCAGCAGCTGTCGGTCTCAGTTCAAACTTGTCGCCACCGATATACGCTTTTGCCGTAGTGCCGTCCTGACCTCGCACCACAGTTACAGTGTCCGTCGCCCGATCGGTTACCTTGACGATCTCGATGTTGTTGCTCGAGTCAACAAGGGTGGCGTAGAAGAAGTTTCCGCTCGCCGTCGTGACAGGAGGGAACAATGCGCCAGTGCCAACAGCCAGCGGTATCGACGTAGCTGATGCCGTGATCGACGACGCTAGAGTCGTAGTGGCGTTGTTGGTGAACTTGATTGGCATTCTTGATCCCTATTAGGAGATTGTCACGGTCCAAGTGATCGTCATTGCATCGGACGCGCCTTTGTTGACCACTGCGAAAGTAGTGCGGCAGAGCATCGTTCCTGCCGAAGCGGCATTGAATATTCCTGCCTCAGTAAGCGCTGCAGTGCCGGTACCAGCAGGGAAGGTTGCGGTGTAGGTTGCAACAGCGCCGCTCGAGGTGCCAGAGCCTAGGGCCACGCGAGCCGCTTCTGCGCCCAGAGTGGTGTCGCCAGCTGCGGGGGCCGTGCTACTTGTGCCGACTGCCATGTGGCTCATAATGGCTGCGGCTGTGCCCACCATGCGGCTGGCAATGAAGTTCTTGCCTGTGGTGACAACGAGGTTGTCAAAATCATGCGACTCTTTCAGAGAGCCGTCTGGATTGAAAAGCTCAACGACCAAGCGGCCAGTGACTTTGAGTTCTTCTGTAAACATGTGTTTCTCCCAATAAATCGTTTAGCTTTCGCCGTTCAATACCGCTTCGTTTAACATCTTGCCGTTCAGTAAGAATGGCGACACGGAAGTAATGACAAACGCAAAGGCGTCCGCCGCCCCAACAGTCTCCACGACATTTTTCTGCATGAGCACGACATCATTATCTGCAAGTGATACAGACTCCGAAAACGGCTTCACACTAAAAAGGCTTGCCGCATCTACCGCGCTTACGGTTTCAGACTTTGCGAGCGCATTTGAGATATTGAATACATCTACTACTGGCTGAGTCTCGATAATCGCTTTAGCCACACTCCGGTTGCTGGTGTCGGATGTTGATAGCAGCTCAGACTGCGGCTTTGCCGTCAAAAGCGCAGCAAGATCTACTAACACCACAGAGTCTGCTTCAGGCTTCGTGATGTTCAGTGCCTTGGCATCTATCACGGTTGGTGCTTCCGATAGACCCTTCGCCAGACTCATGACACGGTTGTCAGACGTAGCAACGCCATCGGCTTGCGGCTTTGTCACCAGCAGCTCAGTAGCGTCCGATACACCGAAGGTATCCGAGAAGTCCCGGATGATCGTGATCAGGATGGTGATCGCGTCAATCGCGCCAGCCGAATCCGCGAGCCCTTGATCCAAAATCCAGCTGGTTGCGTCAGCCGTACCAACTGCATCAATCGCTGCTTTTGCAAACGAGAGAGTTGTGGCGTCAAGCGCTACAGCCGTATCCTTGACATACGGGTACCGCCCCGATTCGTCCAGCGTTGCCGATACGGTCAGAAGGATGTATTCCACAACCGAGGCCGGAAGTTGATAAACAACGTCGGCTCCCGCCAGCACCACAGAGACACTGGCGATCGGTTTGACTACTGATACTTGTGCTTCTGAGCGGACGGAACTGACCGTCGCGCCCATTAGAAGTCCTCGCGGATCTTGAACTTGAGAGGGTCGTAAACTGTTTGGATAGTGCCGTCACCAAAGACGATCTCAATCTCGCCTTCGTAGTCGCCAGCAGGGCCGTCCAGAATCGTTGGGTCTTGAGCCCAATAGAACACCACCTCACCACCAGCTGCGTTGCTGATTGTCCCAGTCAATGTGCCAGTCAATACGGTCGCACCGACTTGACGGAACTTCAGGTACACCGTTGCGCCATTAAGCGTGATCGGGTCGCCAGTGTTCTCGTCGGACAGGGTGCATACCAGCGCTGGCCTTGTGTCCCCTTGGACCAGTTTGATTTTGTCTGCCATTAGATTCTCCGCATTCTCACTTGCTTGCTGACACGCACGTAGCCCTTGAGCGCACGATCCCGGGCGACATTCAAGCCAGCCAAGTAGAGAGCGTTACGAGCTATGGCAAGCTGCGGGTTGGTGTAAGGCTTGTCAGGGGATAAGGCCAAGCGGGAAATGGCGCCATGTCCGATGATCTCGGCGTAGTCTTCGAAGATGACATCGTCGATTGTGGAAGATGTCCGAGTCGGCTTAAGCGCCACCCGCAAGGTGATCGCATTGGGAACGGTTTCGTTGGGGATCGGATACACAGAGAACGAACGAGCGTCCTTCTGGGTGATCAGTCTTGGATCCTCACGGCGAATGACCGCGCCAGATAATTGGTTGTAAACGGATGCAGAATTGATTTCGTCAGGACCGACCGGATCCAGCGGTACGCCTTTGTACCAAGCTCGGATGATCTTCGTGACCAGCCTGCCACTAGGCGGCTCGAAGTCGTAGTCCATAATCTTGTCGATTGCAGTGACCGGGTCGTGGTCGATCTGCAGGAGGAGGGACTTCTCGCAGAAGTCAATGATCGTGTTCTTGATCTCGTGCAGCGCCATTTCGTTGGTAGCGCCCGGCACCTGAGGTAACACGTAGTCGAGGAATGCGGTGTGTGCTGTCATTTAGTCATCTCCGCCTGAAAGCGGCTAAGCAGGGCAGCAGCTCGCCCATCTTGTGAATACTCGTCGTC